TCGGTGTGTTTTGCGGCATCAGGTGTGGAGATCTCGAATCCAACTTTGATGTTGCCCTCCGCGTTCATGTGACGGACGCGGGACAGGATGGGAGAATCATTCAGTTCTTTCTCGATGATGCCATAAACGAATTCCGGTACCGGAACGGAGCCGCTGACGTTCTCTGTAAGGAGAGCGCGGCACTCACGATCGTCGTCTGTGCGGACGTATTTGGCGAAAGCATCGATGTACTCTTTGGTGTTACGAACTTCCATATCAGGAGTTTCCTTTCTTTCTTCTGTGAAATCGATTGTTGCGACCTCTTCGCCTACTTCTTCGGTGGCGACTAAGGTGCGAAGTTCTGCCTTCTTCGCTTCTTCAGCTGCGCGGGACTCAAGTTCCTCGTTGATGGCGCGTACTTCTTCAAGAAGCGCATCAAGATTTGCGTCGTCCTTCTCGCATTCGGAAGCGATCTCAGCCTTGCGAGCCTCCAGTGCGGAAGCTTCAAGTTCTTTGAGGTTCATTTTTTGTGTGCCTCCAAAAGGATTTTTAGGGTCTTGATCTTCTTCTCTCTCTCCGCACTCTCCTTGCGCAGCTCATCGAGAACTCCTTCGATTCGCCTCTGAGCAACAGAATAGATCTCGGTTGACGGATTCGCGGGAATGCTCACGGCCGACACATCGTAGATCTTCTTGACGTGCTTGATGTGTCTTGTGTGAGTTTCCTTATCGAACTCGTCATTATCAACAACAAACGCCCACGACATTTGGTAAACATTCCCCGAGATAATGTTTTCATACATGTTGCGAGCATCTGCGGTCTTACTCAAATCGGCCACGATCTTCAGGCCGTGGTCATCCACCGACAACTTCAGGGTCCCGTTGTGCATCCTGGCATAGACCATGCCTTCATGGTCGTACTGGAAGATGACATCGTCCATGATGGTGTTCTCATCGATGGCGTTTCTGTCTATGGTCTCAAAGTAGTCAGTGCCTTCCCAGTTAAACAAAAGGTACGCATCATCAAACGTGGTGGCGTACCCTTCGACTGTGTAATTGTTCTCTTCGCCTTCTGCCTTGCTCTCCATGAGAGGCATCATGCGGTATTCTCTCTGTTCAGGTAGATACGGCATCCGTTGTATCCTCCGTTTCTGTATTCTGTCCGGGTTTTCCATCTTCCAGGAAGTAGTACTCACCGCGGATCGGCGTCTTCTGTCCGTTGCCTTCCGGCATCGGATCCATATCAAACAAGGCGCGGACATCATCGATGAGGAAGATTCCTCTGTCGATCATGGCCTTCACCAGTTCTATCTTGTTCTTCAGACTCATGTTCTCCAGGCGGTTTGCGTTGAGTTCCACGTAGGACCCGCGCGACTGCTCGTTGGCGGAGAACAACATATTGGTCAGCACTTCGGAAGTCTGCACGACCATCCACTCAAGCATCCCCGCATAGAACGCATTCTCCATGTCATCGTCTGCGGAGTTCTCAAGGATCTTCTCGTTCACACCGAAGTATCTGTATATGTTCTGCTCAATCAGCTTCTGCTCTTCTGCGCTCACCACGTAAGGCGTGGCCGTGATCTGACGGATGTCCTTGTAGGTGTTCGGGAACAGAAGCACACCACCGCTTCCCTGGCGGAGGTTGTGTTCGCTGAAACGTTCCCGCTCCTTTGCAAGGTCCTCATCGGTGGCGAAGTTGGAGAGCTGCGCAAGGAACCGATAGGACGCGGAGTTCTTCACGCTTGTTGCGATTGCCTGATTCTGTATGTGGATCAGTTCCATCGTCGGCCGTAGTGCGTCTACATTCTTCTCACCGAAGAAATCGTTTCTGTATTGATTCCTGGTAAGGATTCCGCACTTGCTCATCTCGATGGCGGCATACTGTCCGTGCTGAAACTCAAAGCGCAGATACGGAACATCCTTGTAGGATTTCACTGTGCATCTTTCAGGGAGGAGCGGGTACAGTCCCTTGACCTCTCCCCTGTTGTCCAGGATCGGAGCAATGATGCACGTGTTCTGTGCCATCAGGATGGTCGCCACCCTATAAAGCATCTGCGACCAGGTATTGAAACCGTTCGGCCTGTGGCGGAGCGCGTTCTGCATCTCCGGTTTAGCGGGACCGGTGAACTTCACGTTCGCCTTTGCGAATCTCCTTGCAACTGCATCAATGGATGCCCTCACAAGTTCGCTCTCATATACGGCACCGCCCCAAGACGTAAAGCGCGGTTCATAAAGTGAGAGACCCTTGAAGTAGGTCTCCTCATAGATCCGTCTGTCCTGAGCCTGTTCTTTCTTTGGAAAAATCTTGTCGAATAAACTCATGTGTTACCTCTCATTGACCAGTTGTCGGCCAATCTCTTCCCAATATTTGCCGCGTCCTATCATCGCATCAATGATGGCCGCGACTCCATCGATGTGTGCGTATTGGTTGTATTTCACTAACTTCACCCGCTCCGTCTGCCGTTCCATCTGCAAGGCGGCGTTCAACAGGTGAACCTTCAACAGGTCATTGTCTCCTATGTCTATCCTGCGGTCCTTCAGCATCCCTTCGAATTCCCGGATCGCGGGTGTCATATTGTAGCCTTGAAAGCAGTCATCCGTCACGCATCCGCCCGCTTCCAACGCTTTGACCAGGTATTGCGCTGAGTACCGGTCGTACATCACACGGAGCGGATAAATGTGATACTGCTGAATCATCCGTTGGATGAACGACTCGCAATCGTGATAGTCGATGACATTGTCCCCGGAGAGCTTCAAAAATCCCTTCTGAACGTAAATCTCATACGGGAGGTTATCTCTCGCGGATGCTTCCTGAAGCCGTTCTGCGGGTAGGTAGAATTCGCCGAAGATATGGATGATACCATCCTTCTGCACCAGGAACATCACTGCCGTAAGGTCCGTAGTCCTGGACAAGTCTATCCCGCAGAGCGCATAGCAATCTCTGTACTGTTCCGGTATGATCGGCGTTCCGGAGTATGCTGCCTCAACATCCGTCACGGACAACCATGCCTGTGAGGAGTTCATCTTGAGGTTGCAATACTTCGTGATAAACTCAGCCTTCTTGGACAAGGACCCTTCAGCGATGGCCAACTCCTCCAGAAGATAATCCACGGAAATGCTGACACCGAGGTTCGGATTCGCCTTCGGCCACTCACTAATATCATCCCACTTGTTGATGTCATCAATCGCATAGATGATCGGCAGGAAACGCTTCTCCCTTGAATCACCTTTCAGGAGGCGCGTAGCACGCTTGAAAAGCTCGTCGTAAGGGCCTTCGTTAACGTAACCGGCAGAAGATATCGCGATCATCAGCGGTTGTTTTCTCGCGCCCTGTGAGGATTTCAGCACCTCATAGTAACGAAGGCCTCCGGCAGCATCCCACGATGCGATCTCATCCGCGACCACAAGTGAACAGTTGAGACCATCGGTCTTCTTTGCTGAATAGGCCAATGGTTTGATGGTCGTGTTCGTCTGCTCGATGTAGACATCCGTTCGCCTCTTCTTGGATCTCTTCCAAAGGACCGGTTCTTTTTTCACCGTCTCCACAAAAGCATCATAGGCCTGTGAAGCCTGTTCCAACTTCGGCGCGGTGAAGTAGATGCGTCCGCCGTACTCCCCATCCGCATAAGCGCAATAGGAAGCGATCGCGGACAGGAGCAAACTCTTTCCGTTCTTCCGTCCCACAACAAGGAACACTTCGCGGAACTGACGAAGACCATCCGCGTCCATGATCCCGAAGATCGCAGAGACAAAGGCCTTCTGCCACAACTCCAGTTTGATCAGCTGAGGAGCGAGCGCGCCTTCAGCGTGGTGACAGAATTGTTCGATATAAGCGATTGCCCGCTCCGCCTTTTTTGCGTCGTATGTGAATTCCTTTTGCTCTAAACCGTGGACGAGATATTCATAAGCAAGACGAGTCCACTCACCGACAGTGACGGACCCGTCCTTTATCTGCTGATAGTACTGGAATATGTAATTCATGCGTTGAACTCATCCAGCGCGTCCGTATCCTCCTTCACTGGTGTAGCCTGGAGGATCTTCAGCAACGTCGATACCGTATTGTTGGCCGCGTTGCTTGTGTTGTTCATTTCCTTCAGTGCGGGATGGATGCAGACGTTCTCCCTGTCCTTTACATACGTTTTCGTGACCAGTTCGCCATCTCGTTCAATCACGGCAGACAGTTTATTGATAAGCTCGACCTGTTTCGTGTACCGGTCAAGCGTTGTCATGAAATTATAGTTATCGGTTAGACCCTTTTTCTCTGCGTCCGCCAACATACTCTGCTTCATTCGCTCGAAGTCGGCAGCAGTCGGTTTTGTTTTCGCCATCTTCCTCTCACTCCAAAAAACTTTGCGCTACTCAGTCGAATCCTTTCAGACTTTACCGCACAGGCTCGACACGACGCGCTCCCTTTTCTCATCAATGGGGGGGCATCATTGGCTCCCCACGGTCGCGGTTGGCGCGTTTTTGCACCCACCACGCTATGTTTTATTTTTCACCCACCGCATTTATGCTTTGACCCGCTGCCACGGTAGGCATTTTGTTATCTCACTTCAGCATCTCTGCCTTCTACTGTTCCATCTCTGCTCACCTTGAACCTTTGCTTCTGTGCATAGGAGTGGTGGAGGTCTTCGTGACATTGTTCGCACAACAGTTCCAAGTTGTCGAAGTTACACGTCACGCTTGGATCGTTGATGTTGTCAGCTGTTAAGAAAATCTTGTGATGAACATGATTGCCTGGCGTGAGTATCCCCCGCTTCAGACATCGTTCGCACAGGCCTCTCTTGTAAGAAATAAATGCTGCACGGCACTTCTTCCATTGGTAGGAAGAGTAGAAAGGTTGAGACCATTTAGTTGCCATAGATCCTCCTATCGTGACAATCAGGTTCCCACCCCTACCATAACGAGGACTGTCACTAACCCACGATGTCCTATCAACACAGAGAGGATTCTGCGCAGCGCAAAGAAAAAAGCAAAGGCATGAGGGTCGTCTGCCTTTGCTAATTCTTCACACTAACATTATCAACACAAACACTATGACATTCTATGACAGTCTTTTAGCGATCTCTTCATAGGCTGAATTCATCACTCTCCATATCTGCCTGAGTGAATATCCCACCTCATAGGCCGTCTGCTCTGCCGTCCGTCCTTCAATGTGATACATGGTCAGCACTGCTCTCTGCAACGGATCCGGTGCAAGGGAGATCATCCTCTTGGTCTCTTCCAGAACCTCTATGAGTTTCCCCTCGCTCTCTGCTATGTCGTCAGATAACTCCACCAACCGGAGCGCATAGTTCTCAACTTTGCTCGACCCTTCATGCGGTCCTCCTGGTGTGAGGGAATAGGACGCGGTCATCTTCTCGGCCATGCTCCTAAGCTCGATGCGTGAAGCGTAAGCCGCCTTCAGTTCAATGCGTATCCGCCACGCCTGGCTCATGTACCTTCTCACTTCAATCGCATTCATTGAGATACACCTCTACGTAATCTTCATCGTCATCCACGACGGTGTCATAGATCTGCGCGACATACTTCCGCTTATCGTCGATCAGGATCCCTTGCTCCACCATTGCATCCAGGATAAACTTCTTCGCCGACTGGATGTTGTCCACATCCCGCTTCTTCGTCTTCTCGTGCCACGTAATGGAGATGGTCACCTTCTTCTGCACCGGCTTCAGGTCTCCCTTGCTCAATGCGCTTCTGATGTACCATCCGATCTCCTCCTGCACCTTTTTCTTGAGATGCGCTCCGGAGTACCGGTTGTTCCTGTTGGCATCAATCACCTTATTGAGAGAAGGCAATTGTTCTCTGATCACGAAATGATTCATATGAACCACCACCTTCCATTGCGGAAAATCCATTCACCGTATACCGGTTCCGGTTCAAGATAGGAAGAGAGGATGACCAACGCCGTGCCGATTACCAATGCCAGGATAAACAATGCGACCTTCTTCACCGGTCATCCCCTCCCGCTATGATGCAAGCGTAAATGATGATTGAGAATACCGAACCGAATATTGCTCCCATCCAGAAACTGATCATATCCCGAACCTCCTTACATATTCACCGTACTGAAGGCCTGTCTCTTCCATGCCCTCAACCACGTCGTCTATCGTCACATCAGGCTTGCGGTCTCTCACCCTCTCAGCGAATGCTCCTCTATTGCCACGGGAGAACCGCATCTGCTTGTTCCATTGTGCTTTGCAAGAAGCGCAGCAGAAGTACCTTTCGCCCTTCTTTAGCGGCTTATCGCACCACTTGCACCTTTTCATTTGTCGAACCTCATCACGCTTCCGCAGAACATACAGTACTTCGTCGGATGATACTGTTCACCCCAGAAAGTGGTCTTGTCCTTCGGTGCCTTGCGATGGCACTTACTGCACCGGACCACTCCGTCCTCGTCTGTCTTCCAGTGCGCGCTCTCTCTGTTGAGATACTCCTGCATCCTTGCATGAAGGTCGGCGTTGTCCTGCTCAAGGATCTCGTTCCGCTTCTGTACCTCACGTACCTTCTCCACAAGCTGAGCCTTCGTCATCTGCTGCAAGGTGTTCTGGATCCGCACCTCTTTGGACTTCTCCTCATCGTGATGTGTCGTCAGTAGTTCCATCCATATCCCTCCTTACCAACTCTTTGATATATGCGCTTTTGTTTTCTTTTGTCTTGAGGAATTCAATAAGCTCTCTGTCCTCATCCTTCTTCATGACGATGTTGAAGTTCCTGTAGTGCTTATATTGATAGCCTTTTTGATAGTTATACCTTGCCATCTTCCACCTCATCCATCTTCGCTCCGCATTTTGGGCAATATTTTTGGTTGAATCCACATGACCATTCCGCGCATTCAGAACAACGTTCAACCGGAATACCAATAATAGATTTGCCGTGTGCTATCCAATGTCCATGCTTCACTCTTGTCCATTCCTCATTGGATTGAAGCCACTCTATCAACTCATTAGGAGAGTCGGACAATGTCAGATCATGCCATTCTCCATTGATGAATGCCTTGTACTTATAGCCACCATTCTCACCTTTAATTGGCATCTTCTACCTCCATTTGTGCTCCACAACGAGGGCAGTAGTTCCATTTACGCCTCTCATCCTTGTAAACCCATACAGTGTCTTTGCACAGAGAACACTCACATATTCTTGCCGTTGCTACTCCATTGCCATATCCGTCACTAACGGTTATCCACTGTCCATGCTTCACTTCTTCGGCCTTCAGGATCGGGTCCACGAATGCCGGTCTCAGTGTGGTCTTCAGCTCAACGAATTTGACCATTGCCTTCTTCGCTTCATCAAGTGTCATTGTCTCAGCTCCTCCATTACATCCTTCTGCGTCTCGTCGGTTTTGTCCGTGACGCGCTTCGTGTATTTGTCCTTGCCTTCATGGAACGGACAAGAGAGATAGGGAGCAGTCTGCCATCCGTCTCTGATACAGATGCGCTCGGTCACACCGTCTTGCTCATCGGATTCCTCACGATACTGGATACAGTCTTTGCAATACTTACTCGCTCCCATTCTTCCGCCTGTCCTTTCCTGTGATTCTGAATTGAACGCACGATTCACTCAGCCTTGATGTGATACGCTCACCGTATGCTCCGGTTCCTTCATACAGTTTGTCCAGTGTGAAGTTGGATGTGCATATCAACGGTTTACGTGAGCGGTACCGGATATCGATGATATCGTTCATCACGCTCATCGTTCCGTCGTTCGTCTTCTCAACACCGATATCGTCTATGACCATCAGCGGATATGTCCTGATCTTTCGCTCTGCCTCCTCGTTCCTTCCGTAGTCTTTCGTAAAGTAACGGATGAGGTCAGCAGCTGAACCGATCAGCACGTATTCTCCCTGATTGCGTACCTCGTTTGCGATACATGACGCATAGAAGGTCTTGCCAACGCCTGGCGTTCCATAGAGGAACAATCCCATGTTGTTCGCCTTCGCCTTTGCAAACTCATCCGCGTAGGCCTTCAGGCTCTTGTAGGTCTTTGACTCCTTGCTATCAGCAGATGCAAAAGTGTACTTCGCATACACCTGATCGAGGTATCCTTCATCCAGGATGTTTCGGATCCGAGAGAACATTCTCAACGCTGCGTCCCTGGCTTCCTCTTCCTCAACCTCTCTCCTACGGCAAGCGCACATCCGTCTCTGCATCTTTGGAGTGCCGAACCATATCATCTCTTTGTATAGCGGTTCACCGCAGACCGCGCATCTTTCAATTTCCATTCTGTCCTCCGAGCAATTCTTCAAGTTTGTACCCTTCATCAGGTGCGTCATCATAGGAATGCGGATCCGTGATATCGAAGGCCTTCCTTCCGAGAGTGATATCTTCATCCTCCCACCGCTTACCATTCAGCCACGTTGTCGGATAAGGGATGAACTTCCCGCCTTCCTTCTTCCAGTCTTCACTCTTCTTCTGCTTCTCAATAGCATCGAGCAATACGCTCACAGGAACCTTCACCCTCTTAAAGGCCTTCTCGGCGTTTGCCTTGTCTTTCTTCTTGGGATAAGCAGACCAAAACTTTTCGAAGTCTTCTAACGATACGTGGTACGTATCGTGGGACGTATCGTGGTACGATACATCATTTTCATTGTCATTATCATTAAGATTTATAAATATATCTCTTACAGTGTTATTAAGAGATGGATCTGTAAGGATGCTCCGTCTCACGAAGGATATCAGTTTCTTGTTCTTTACCTTTGATATTTCCTTCATCAGAAGATCTTCGACAGGCTTTCCTCCTTTGATAATGCTGTGCCGGAGATAATTCCTGATTGCGATCTCTGAAGTCTCAGGCGAGTACCGGATCACGTTGTACTTGGTTTCGAAGCGGTCGAGGAGGACCCCAACCGCCTCAAGTGAATACCCAAGTTCGAAGGCCATGACCTTCTTATTCAGCGGATAAATGCCAAGTTGCGTGGTGTGCGGATTGGTCATCAGGTAAAGAAAGAACAGTTTGTCCTCAGGCGAGAACATATCCACGACCTTATCATCTGTCCAAAAGTCGGTATCAACTATTCTTTTGATGCCCATCCGTCTACTCCTCCGGGAAACTGTATCTCATATAGGTCGTTAGCTTGCCAAAGCGGTTGTACCCGCTGATGGTTTCCTTCTCGATCGCCACGCCCTTGAAGCGGATGATCTCGCTGATCCTGGTGGCCAACTTCGTCACTCCCAGATACTGGAACGCTTCCATCGGAGTGATGGACCCGTTATCCTCGATATACTTAAGTATGGATTCGCTCTGTGTCATGATTTCACCTCCATGAACTCAGCTGAATCGCCGAACTCGTTTGTCGGAACATCTTCATCGCCAGGGTACAAGTAGACGATGTTATTTGTTCCGTCATCAGTATTCCAACCGAGGCCATCAAACGGATCGCCATTTTTGTCGAGGCCGATAATGTGGGTGCCGTTGTTCCAACCAACAGAGGGATAAATCTTGCCCTCTTCATATTCAGGGATAAGTGACCATATGCATAACCACTGGCCAAACACTTTCGGAAACGCCTTAAGATTGCTTTTCTTCATTTCATTATTCCTCCTTAGAACTCATAGTCGTCGGGGATGTCCTCGTCATCTCCCCACATGCGTTTCTGATACTCATCGGATTCCCGGATGCGATCCTGGATCCATTGAGGCATCAGTTCCATCTTGTCCAGGTTCTCTGCCGGATCTGTGATGTCGAAGAGCAGATTCTCGTTCATCTGCGGAGGACAGGTCATCAGATTGGGAAGTTTGGAGACCGATGCGATCGTGTTGTAGGAACCGGTGTCCTTGTCTTCCCTGATGATGTTCAGCAGACAGGGAGTGCCGACCACCTTCCTCAGGTCGAACCCCTTCAGCTCTTCGGCCGTGAACTTCTTCCCTCTCCATGCTTCCAATGTCTTCCGGAGGTTGCTCTTCTCGTTGAATGACCATGTGTAGGTCTTGCTGAACACCTTCGGAAGCGTCTTCTGCTCGCCATCCTTTTCGGCCGTGAATGTCTCGGTGGGTAACTCCCACATGATGACCACCTGCGTGGAGGCCTTGCCGAACTGCTGATTGAACTTCGTTCCAATGATGACCAGTCCGTAGCATCTCGCTGCGTAGTTGTCCGGTTCAAGAAGCTCTCTGCGTGTTGTGTTTTCTGATAAGATGAATGACATTTTTGAATCCTCCTGTGTTATCTGATCTGAATATTGTTTGTCTCTTCCAATGAGGCATACGGCAATTCCTTGCCCTGCTCCAATGCTTCCTTGACGGCGGCCTTGTTTACCTCCGGTTGCTTCTCACGGAGGAAGTTTGTCTCGCCGTTCTCGATCGCCCAATAGATGAAGTTGTCATCCAGAACGACCTTCTTGCTCTTACGCCATCCCACGGAGACTTTATCCGTCTTCAGGGTCGCTCCGTCCAACAACATGGACAGATACCCTTTCAGCCTGGACGCAGCGTTCCTGGCCACCTTTTCGCGCTTTGCGAAGATGTCCTTCTGCACGGCCAACGCCTCCGCGTCCGATTCAAGGTTCTTGATCTGCAATGCGATGTACTCCTTGCCGTTCTCCAACCTCTCCGCCAATGCCAGGTATTGCTCTTCGTCTTTGAGTTCACCTGTCTCCTGGTCGATTAACTCCTCCATCGCTGATGGAATCTCAAATAACTTCATTCTTCTGACCCTCCTGTTGATTGAATGAACCGGACATCTCCGGTCTCGATGTAAGGGAACTTGAACCCCTTTATCAGCTCGTCATATTCGTCCGAGATCTTCTGCATCCCGCTCACCACTGTGAGATATGGTTTCTGTCCGTAAAACCCGACAGTTATGTCGGATATGTCCACCGGACCGATTGCCCTGTTCATCTCCTCCAGTAGTTCCGACAGATGCACCGTCTCCTCCACTACGGCGTGGAGCAATCTCATTTGCCTTTTCTCATCCGTCATCATCCAAGTTCTCCCGTAACCACTCCGAGGAATGCAATGATGAAGTTCAACACTCCCAGTCCGATCAGCTCTGCGATGATGGCCATCGGTATGCCGATGAAGATGCGACGAAGCACATATTTCCTCTCTGTTTTCATTTCAAAACCCTCTCTTTCGCTTCACAAATGTGAATTTAGCAACCAAAAAAATAAGACTGAACATCTTCCAACTCCAACACCTTGTAGATGCATTCCATCTCTTTGGAGCGGAATTCGCGCTCTCCTGAGAGTTTCATGCTCAACGCCGTTTTGGATATTCCTATTGCCTTTGCGAGGCGTTCCTGGCTGATACCCTTCTCGGCCATTCTGCCTCTCAGCTTTGCGTACGGTTTCTCCTTCATCATCTTGTCTCCTTTCCAATTTCTAAAAACAATTCCGGCAGATCCTGTTCAAGGGTCCTTCCGTAATCCTTCAGAAGGTACTGACCCACCTCATAGATGTACCCTCCTCTCAGCACGAGTTCCAGACGATAGTAGACATGGTTCGGTGATGAGATCAGCACATTCGCATATTGCTGCGCGTCGTCTGTGTACCATATGTCCAGAACCCTTGCTTCCTTTTCGAATGAATCCTCTCGTATCCACTGAATGATCTTACGAGCGGTCATTCGCTTCATTTTGACCATGTTGCCCTCCTTTCGATTGCAAACAGAAGATATTTGCGAACGATAATTATTCGCCCTTCAAACTACTCTCTGAAGCAGAAGCCTTCTTTTTCTCCCAATATTTGCGATTGGCTTCGGCCAGCTTTGACTTCTGCTCTTCGGATAATGTTCTTCCGTTCTTGTTCGGGTCCTTGCCAAACCGGAACGGATATAGCGAACAATCCGTGATCGTGCAGAGTTTCACCTCATTGGCTTGACCCATGCAGCAGTCCAGACATTTCGCTCGGACCGCGTTCAGGACATCTTTTTTCATGATTTATCACCTCCTTCGTACCAATCCTGTTTGGAATCCTGTTCATCCAGTTGCTTCTCGATTTCGTCGTGGAGGTCTCTCCACATTTTGATTGAGCCAGGGAGCACGTGCTCTCTTCTGTATTCATTACAGTCCTCACTCTTCATCTCGGTTTCCATGTCTAAAACGAGACTGGTGATCGCTGTCATTACCCTGCAAATATCTCCGCGATTAAGGTTGAGTGTGTAATCCATTGTTTGACCCTCCGTAATTCACAATTGTTAATCTCGATGGTTTTATTCTACTCTTCACAAAAGTGAATGTCAACCACATTTGTGAAATTATTTTTAACAATTGTTGTCGAATATTCCTCAAAGTGTTAAAATGAGGTCGTAAAGGAGGGCGAAGAAATGTCGGAGTTTAAAGACAGATTTAATCAGGCCGTTGCGATGTCAGGCAAGACCCGCGCACAGATCTCACGTGAAACCGGCATCACACAGTCTCTTTTGTACTACTACTCGATAGGAAGGAACGACCCCAAGCAGTCCTACGTTCAATTGCTTGCCAAGTCTCTCGGTGTTTCCGTTGACTGGCTCGTCACAGGGATTGAACCCAACTCGGAGGCCTTGTTGGTGGAATCCTACAAGAGACTTCCTGAAGATAAGCAGAAGGACCTACTCCGGTATGCAAGGTATCTTGAAGCGTTGGAGGACAAGGAATGAGACGGACAGATTTCACTTATGATGCAAAGAAAAAACTCTGGCGGAAGCAGCTTACCATCAACGGCGTGCGGAAGGTGTTCAGCGGGAAGTCAAAACAGGACGTAATGCTCAAGCTCATCGCTTATCAGAAAGAAGTCACGCAGCTGCCGACCTTCCGTGATGTCGCGGATAAGTGGGAGGAGGATCACTGGCAGTCGCTCCGGCAAGGGTCCGAACGGTCCTACTCCGCTCCCCTCCGGAGGATAGTGGAACGCTTCGGTGACCAACGGATGGATGAGATCACCTCAAAGGAGATACAGATGTGGTTCGCAAGACTTGGAAAGGATTTCTCCGAGAAGAGCGTGAAGCAGCACAAGGTCGTGATGAATCTCGTCTACAAATACGCACAGGTTGAGATGGAGATGGATGTAGACAATCCTGTGTCCAGGGCAAGCGTTCCGACAGGCCTGAAGCATTCATCGAGGGACATCCTCACCAATGCACAGAAGAAGATCGTGTCGGACCCGAAGAACGCGGACTCCTTCATCCTCCCCTTCCTCATATACTTCACAGGCCTCCGGTGCGGTGAGGCACTCGCGCTCCAACGGCGGGATATAGACTTCGAGAGGAAACTGATCTACGTCACCAAACAGGTGGTGCATCAGCCGAACCTCCCTGTGATAGACAGGCCGAAGACGGAGAACGGCAACAGGGTGATACCGTTGCTCCCTCCACTGGAGGAGAAGATCCGCAGCCTGAAGCTGAAGCCTGACGACTACATCACAACCGGTACTCCGGAACCGTTGTCGCGATCCGCGCTCCGGTGCAGATGGAAGAAGTGGTGCAAGGAACATGCGCTGCTGAACAAGGACGGCAAACCTGCCATCGACCGCCATCAGATCCGGCACCAGTACGCCACGACATTGTATGAAGCCGGTATCGAGGCGAAGTCAGCGCAGCACCTTCTCGGTCACGCAGACATCTCCACCACACTCAAGATCTACACCCACATCTCCACAGAGCAGTTCGGTGAGGACGCAGAGAAATTGGCCAAGTTCGTGCAATAAAAAAAGACGGCCGAAGCCGTCTCCAAAACTGATACACACAAGATACACACCATAGGTCGCGGATGCCTTGTTTATAGGCAACATGTGATAATTCGAACCTCGCCACTCCGACCAAACGAAGAAACCGCTAGAAATAGCGGTTTTTCGCTATTTTACAGTACTTTTCAGGCTCTCGAAATCAATCTTTTGTTGAACAAAATACCACTATTTTTGAATAAATAATACACACCTAATACACACCTAAACACACACCAAATAAAAAAGACCACCGGAGGGAAAGGAGAAATGCCCCGGTGGCCTTTTAACATGAGATTCGTGTTCAGTTTTTCTCGACAATAACTCTCAGCTGCTTCTCTTCCGCCATATCCAGCAGATCGTCCCTGTCCCCTTCGCTTACATACGGGAACAGAATCTTGTAGGTCTGAGGAGCTGATGCCTTGCAGAATGTTACTCCACTAACACCGGCACACCACTTGTCCTTTTCGATATTGTACCAGGTATATCCCTGATAATCTTCCGTGTTCAGGACGTTGTAATATCCTCTCGCAAGGAATCCCAGTCTCTCCTTGTCCGTCCCTACTCCGTTCCGGCAATTGAGGAAGTCCAAGTCAACCAAAATTTGGTCACGGGTGATGTCTCTTGCAACAGGATCTACCGGAGATACCTGCCTATATCGTATTCTCCCGTACTCCTTAGAGGATGGATTCACATAGATGGATTTGTCCTCAACGAAGAGATAGTCCAACGGATCGATTGAACCGCTCTTGGTGTTGCCCTTTCGGAGTTCGAAGTGCAGATGTTGGCCATTTGAAAATCCTGTATTGCCCATGTAGCCTATCACCTGCCCCTTGCGGACGGTCTGCCCCTTTTGGACGGTGATGCCCTTTAGGAGGTGTCCGTACATCGAGTACCAACCGTTGCCGTGCGAGATGTTGACATAGTTGCCGTAGATACGCTTATTCGGGTAGGTGTTTCCATATCCGTCAGCGCAACCGACTACCGTTCCGTCCTCGATTGCGACTATCGGTTGGTTACAGTAAGCACCGTCATTCCACCCAAAATCTACGCCTAAATGTCCGCTCCAATAGACTTGCGTTATTTTTATATAACGGCTTAAAGGATAGACGAAGTTCATCCCTCGCCCACCTCGCTGTTGTCTACTTCCTGTTCATCTTCGGGCATGGGGAGAGAACCGTCTTTCTTGTAGTAGTTGACAGAGGAAACTCCCAAACACGCACCGATGAATGTAGCGATAGCGGTGATGGTCTTGGCTATTTCGTTGGCATACGGAATCCCCCACAGAGGGAAGATAACGGAGACCGCCGTGGAAAGCGCAGGAAACACGATTAGGCATAGCCATTTCAAAAGGTCGAATAGTTCATTAGACATTTTCATATTCATATCTCCTTTATGCTGATTTTAAGACTTCCACATAGAAGTCAAAGGTCGCTACGGTCTGTCCACCGCTCTCTATCGCTATCTCCGTGGGCGTTGTTCCCTCGCAAGTGTAGGTCGGGAGTAGTGCGGTGATGGTGTTGCCGTCTATGGTCGAGGTCGAACTCTCCACATAGGTTTCATCCATCTGTTCTGCGTGGACGGATGCGGTCGCACCGCTTGGCACTTCCCACGCTACTCCGTCATTGAATAGGGCGACTTCCACATAGCGTGAGGTATCTCCTACTTTGGAGTAGATTACTTGTCTGACGGGAACGGTGAGGTCTTGAGAAATAGATACTGTAGTTGTCATGATTCCCTCTCATTCTTTTTCACGTTTAAGGTGAACGGCATGGACGATACTCCGTTCTGCTCTACATCACAGTAGCATTTGCCGACAACGGACGTTGCATCGCTTGGGAGTTCCGAGAGCAGACCACCATAGGCGAATTTGATGTTTACGATGTCTCCCGAAGACGCCCATACGTTGTTCGTGCCTACTAGGGTTTTGATCTGTTGCGGTGTGAGTTGGTACTCGACAGGAGTAGCAAGTTCAAAAACAAGTTGCTGACCTGTTATAGCCGTTGCGAAGTCTGTTGCGCTCAAGTTATTCAGAGCCAAGTTTCTAACGCTCAAGTTTGCGCCCGTTGATAGAGCCATAATTCCATCTCTTGTTCTGTACGCCGATATATCACCGAGCGAGACCGCAGTATACGCCGATGAAATACCGACAAATACTTCAGCGTTCGTGGACGGTGCTTTTGCCCCATCTAGATAGGCGTAGAACCGAGTAAGGTTTGGGTCTTTCGTCCACGATAGCGTCCCCAAGTCCACCATCGCCTTGTCCACCGTCAGCACCCCTGTGACCATATCCAATGTACCGCCATAGACGGTCTGTCCGAGAGAGGTGGTGTAGGTCGAGCCTTGATAGGGTTCGTAGGCGGTTGCGGTTGAGCCTAGTTCAAGCTGAAGATTTGACGCTGATTCTTTAATGTTGTTGTACGCAACAGATAATCGAACATAAGAAACACCAGTTGTTGGAAAAGTAAAAACAACAGGGTTGCCAACAACACCGTATGCGCTCAGTTCTCGCCTTATAAATGCCTTGTTTGCATCATATAGCGAAAAAACCGTTCTGTTTGTATCTCCCGCGTATGCATTAGTATATGTAACATAATCCCCGACAACAGGAATGAAACCGCTTCGTCTTGCCCCGTTATTAACAACCTCATTCCCGTTTGCATCAATTCCGCCAGTTGTAAGTGCGTTCTTATTCAGCAGATTCTTCCCCACATCCGTTACCGTAACCTCGTCATGCCCTGTGATGGGGCAGATGTTGGAGTAGGGTGCAAAGGTGCTATCGGTTTCGGTGGCAAGGCGAATCATGGGTCGGAATGTGACGTTGTTGACCGTTGTCCCCGATGCTATCGTAATTTGGACATAAGCATATCGGGTAGAGATATCGGCAATCCGTGGGATAGTTACTCCGTTGCCGAAATCGTCATAATTGACGGCTGGATTTGCTAATCCGAACCGTATTTTGACACTGTTCCCGAAACCACCAACGCTTCCGCTTAAAATTGTATCGTTGTCGAAATCGAAAATGCCTGTCCCCGAAGTTAAGACTATATTTGCCGCCCCACTTGCCGTTCCGTTTGCCGATACAGTTCCGTCCGCATTAACGGTAAATGTGATGCCATTCTCCGTTTTGGACGAAGCGTTGTTTCGGAGCAAGTTTTTCCCTGCTCCCCCAACCCACGGTTTGTCATATCCGTTGAGGTCTTGCACAGGCTCGATACCCACGGTCAGTTCCGTCACGTCCGCTTCGGTGAGGGATTCAAATGAACTACCGCTTTCCACCTCTCCCCCTGTGACTGCCTCGCTCGTCACCTCTACACCATCGGGGCGTAGGATGCGGAGCGTGCCGTCTTCGGGAGTTTGGTCGAGGGATATGTCAAGCACACGCCCTGTGTCGCCCTGTTTGGCATATATCTGCCGTACCGAGGGTTCGGTCATGGATAAGTTTAGTTTGGTTGTGACCATCACTTGCTCTCCTTAATCCATTTGATGTCCGTTTTCATTTCCACTATTGCTTCGGTGAGGGACGCAAACTTTTCCGCATACGAATTATGAGAGTTTAATCTCTCCTCAATCCGTCCGAGCCTGTCCTCTACATCCTTGTCTCGCACCGCCTGTGTCTTGAGGACTTCTTCCTGTTGCTTCCGCAAATTCGTCAATTGATTCAAGATGCCCAAGATGCCACCTATCACCCCGATTAGAACTGATATTGTTGTTATGTCCAATGTCATGTCACGTCACCGCCTTTAGTAAATGTTCCTGTTCCACCGTTCGTGTAGAACTGTTTGCCTACCTTGTCCCACATCCCTATCGCGTTGTCCGATTTCCGATAGCATGGGACAAACTCCCTAACCAATGTGCCGTTATCGTAGATGTAGAAGTGTCCGTATATACGCACATCTCCGTGTCCGCTCGATGCCCTGTGTGATGCGAAAAGGTACATTGTGTACGGTGCGGTGAACGTGCCATCGTTTGCGGTGATTTGCTTTAACTGTGTACCGCTTGAGTTATAGATCGTGAACACACGCTTGTTTGCATCTATGTGATAGCGAGTATTAGCAGATGCCCTGTAGCCTAGTCCGCCATCCGCACCATAGGAATGGTTATAGAAGTTCCAATTCACATAACTTGAGTAGACATAACACTCAAATGCTCTAGATGTAGACGATGCACCTGCTCCGAAACCGCCCCACCTAGAAGAGTCTGTTACCTGTGTCCACGCCATGTCACAGACAACTCTTGTGTTATTGTTAGGCGTGTATCCTGTGTCGATGTGTTGGGTGTGAGAGGATTGCAGATATTCGACTTCTTGGTAGATAGACGGAAGTCCGGTTTTTGCTTTGTGATTCAAGAGTATTGCTACGCTCATCTAATCACCACCACTTGTATATCCAAGTCCACGGACGGTGTTTCCGTTGCCGTGAAAGTCAGCGTACCTGCCGTGGGTGTCGCTTTGATTATTGCACCCCATGCTTCGGCATCTGTCGCATCATCGCAGACCGCCTGGCAAAACGGAGTATCAGTAGCGAGAAGACCGCTGACCGAGACCGCCTGTGTGAAGAGAGAACCCGATGCCGCCCAAGATGCGGATGGGAGGGATACCGTGGTGGAGATTGCGACCGAAGCCTTACCGCCGACCGCAGTCTGTAGGGAGGAGATGTCCCCCTGTGCCGTGGTCATGTCGCCTTGCAATGTGCCTACATCGGTCTGAATGTCATTGACCGCATCGAGGATTGCCTGCACCTCTTCTCCTGTTTGTGTGAGATGATAATCAGCCATCGGTTACCTCGCTTTCTGCTTTTTCTAAAGCCTTGACCTCGCCATCAAGGAACATGATACAGGCCAAGAGTTTGTCGAGGTTCGCCCGTCCGTGTACCTCGATGCTTTCTAGTGTGGTTATCAGTTGCTGAAGTTTCTGTTTATCCATGTTTAGTACCCCAAGTAATGATATGTCGTGCCGTTGATTGTAGCGGTTTTCCATTGAGCGTAATGACCATCAAACATCATCACCACGTTATCTGTTGCGTTGGATATTACATAAAAAGCGGTGGTGTCTCTTGTGTTTGCATATGCGAGGGAAAGCCTGTTGGTGTAAGTTCCGTTATTGTATCCTGCGTACATTTCCACGCCCAATGGGGCGTCTGTACTACTAGGATCGTCCAACGCCCCATATACCGCTACCATGTTGCTACACGCATTATTGTTCGTGTTGACGGAAGAGATTAGGTGAATTGCCGTCCGACCGTTGCGTGGGTCATCTATGTGCAATTGGTTGTTCGCATCAGCACCGCTGCTGCCTGTGTAACTACTCAAACCGAGTATCTCTGTGCGTCCATCGTTCTTGTACAAGTGTATTCCCGAACCCATAAGAGTTGAGGCAACGTAGAATCCCAAACCACCTGTTTCGGGATTGTTGAACTGTAGAATTGATGTTTTAGCGGAGGCGTTATAATACACTCGCAAGACTGAAACTCCGTTCGCCCTAACATTAAGGTTTGTGGCGGTTACACCATTCTTCGTAATGGCGTTGGTATACGTTAATCCGCCGTCTTGTGAAAGGCCAATACCGCCGGCAGTACATCTCAGGAACGCCACGCCCTCGCTCTCATAGATCGTGAAGCCTTCGTTTTCTCCGTCTCCGTTCTCATCAATCCACTCAAACGTGCCTTTGGTGTTGTTGATTACATCTGCCGCTTTCTGACTTCCCGCTCTAACCTCCGTCTTGGTAGCACTTGTCAAGGTAAGCCCGGCAATCGTGTCAGCGATCGTGGAGCGTGGGTCGCCTATCTGAACAGAGTTGTATCTCTCCAAAAGAACATCCGTTTCTATTGCGATAATCTTCGCTTTAACAGAAATCCCATACAAGGGGAACTCCACCGTGACCGTATCACAGAGGTCGCACTTCTCAACCTCTTTAAGATGGGCATATTCCTCGGTCTGTCCAAGATGAACAAAAGATACCTCGATGGAAACTTTGGGCGCGCCAAGTCCATTGTCAGAGATGTACTTCTCTGCTCTCTCTTTGAGTTGCTCCTGTGTAGGAGCTTCTTCAAATTCGGAAGATAAATCCAACGGAAGAACATTGTGAAAACTGAACGGAGTTTGTGTAGTGAGATAGTTTCCGTTGGCGTCTGTGAGATATGCGCCACCCGCCTCAAGAAGGTAGGTAGGGTTGTTCGGGTCATATATCTCAATTATCTTTGAATCCAACTCAACAAGCTCGTCACCGTCCACGTTCGCCCAATAGGGATATACTCCTGTGACAACGCTCTCAAGATTCCTCTCCATGTTGAAGTCGGTGATGTTCACGCCATAAGCGAACTTCACGCCATTGTCTGAACCTCTGTTCAAGTGGAGATAGATATTGAATTTATCAAATTCATATTCTCCCTTGCCGTATACGTCCAGAATGGACCCTTCCTGACCTCCTAAACACGCTCTAAAGGAAGTTGGTACTTTCAGAGTGTAGTTCCCTGTGACCAATTTATCCGTGTCTGCTGAGAAGGGATTTCCCACCGCTGAATGAGTGACCAATCCGCTTAAGGCCGCCTTACAAGTACCCGCCGTAAAAGGTGAAACAGGAATGCCTGAAAGGTCATAGGAAATATGGTGCGCGTGAATCGTGACTATCCCGTTTAAGGGAGATTCGATGGAATAGATCCTGAAGGGTTGCGCTGACCGATACGGAGAGGGAATAGCCATAATGATTGCCCTGTCCTCTATCTCGGAATAGTGTATTCCACCGACAGGATATTGAAGGGTCAATTCATACTCTCCGTTGCGCTCCTCCACAACTGTGCAAGATACGGCATCAGAGAGTACTCCCAAACCCTGATTATTGAAAGATGTTGCGGTTGATGAATACAGAATAGGTTTCATAGTGTCCACCACCTCGGCACCATTGTGCATGATGCGTTATTGAAAGTTATTTCGTTTTCCCCTGATTCAAGATAAGGGAAGTCTCCCGTTATCCGAATATCGGAGTTTCGATTCTCTGTGCCCGTGTATGCGTTCTGTGTCTCGCAATCTATAACGATGGTCTTGTTGAGATTGTTGGAGATAGCGATGGAATTTCCGTTGACTGTAAGAGTGCCGCTCCCTGTCAAGGAGAATATAGGGTAGCAAGGCATCCATGAATTGTTGATTGTCTCGCCGGAAGTTAAGGTTTGGGAGTATTCCCCGCTCTTCAACCATCTCTGAGGCTTGCAGTCGAACTGTACTGTCAGTCTTCCCATGTAGTTCATCCAGTTCCGGAGATCCGACTGGTTCGCCACCGTGGCCATCAGATACACATCAGGGTCATAGGAATCCTCCAACCGGTGGTAACCGGTAGTGCTACACAACCACGTAGAGATCGCCCTGGCAATATCGTGGAAGCCTTCGCTCTTTGCGTTGAAGTACAGATCGTATTCCTTCTGAAAGTTGGAATATGCTCCGGTATCAAGAAGAAGGTCACCATTCCTTCCGGGAACAGTAACCTTCTCGATAACTCTTGTAGGGACGGAATAGTCGGGATACTTCGTCACTCTTATGTTAAGCGCACACGAGGATACGCCATTGTAAATGATTACGCCCATGTAGCCTGCCTCCTGGATGTCGCCTGTTGGATCCTTACCATCACCTCATCAGCGATGTCTTTTGCGTTCTGTCCCTGCGCAGCGTTCACATTGATATTGATGCCTCCGTTGTAATTCGTCACCGGAGCGGTGGCAGCTGCAAGGGTTCCCGCCATTCTCATGGAAGACTGCTGAAGCCTCCAGATATTGTCATCGATGCCCTTCGCCATTCCGGCAACCATATCAGGCATCCACTGTTCGTAATCTCTCAAGGGTCCTTCATCCGGTCTTGAGAAGTGCATGAATCTCCGGACCGCTTGCGCAGCTGAAGCTGCGGCCGACATAATCGACCCGACAGAACCACTCAATCCGCTTGCGAAGCCTGAACCTGCCTCGCTTCCGTATCTTGACATCTCACTGGATAATCCTGAAACACCGCTCTTGGCCGCCTGGCCTAAACGTGTAGATGCTGATTGTGTAGGACCGTACTGTCTGTCGATGGATGTAGGAATACCCGCTATGGATTGGTTGACCTGTGAGGTCATGTCCCTGACGTTCCTTACAACCGGCACGGTTCCCTGTGAGAATCTCAACTCGTTGTCATAGGCCTTCTTGAAGGATCCCGCCATGCCGATATATCCCTGTGATACATCGTTGGTGACGCGTTCGCTCACGTTGCCCCAATCATCAATTGCTTCCTTGATGGTGACATACGCCTCAGCGACTACGCCGATGGTCTCCGCGAGGACCCCAAAGGTCTCGGAGGCCAACTTCGCCGCGTCCGACATCATTACGCCAAGAGCTTCCCAGTCGATCTGCTCCGCAAGCTCCAGTGCCTTTGGAATGACCTCATCCCTCAACATGGTGTTGAAGGGTTCGAAGGCCGTGCCAAGTTTGTCCTTGATGGCGGTCTGCAACAGGTTCATCTGTCCGTTGAGCGTGGACGCGCCGGCCTGTGATGCTTCGTAGAACTTACCACCCTCTGCCGTTGCAAGGGTCATGGCCTCCACGATCATGTCGAACGTGATGTCCATTTCCTTCAACTGCTCGACCGATTTGCCTGTGCTATCAGCGAGGAGACCGTAGACATCAACGCCCGCCATCGCGAACTGCTTCATGTCTGCGGATGATGCCTTGCCGACCGCCTGGATCTGCTGAAGGTTCTGAGCCATTCTGCTCAGCTCATCGTTTCCGCCACCTGTTGCGACTATCGCTTTAGCCAGGGCAGAGATCGCTTGCTGAGATTTGTTTCCGCTGATGCCTGAAGCGATCAGCATCTTGTTAGCATCGATTAGTTTATCGGTACCGATACCGGTCTGGACCGCGAGTTCCTTCTGGTTCTGAATCAATTGCTCCGTGTTGGCGGCAGCCTGTTCGGCCGTCTGTCCGGAGGTCTTGAAGAATGCCTCGATGGTCTTGGAGTAGGATTCCATCTCTGCGTTGTACGCTATGGCATCCTTTCCGATGTCAATGATGAACTTGCCGACCTTCTTGCCGATCTCCCACATGGTCTGAAGGCCGACAGTCGCTCTTGCCACTTCTTGCGCAAAAGCACCGGAGATCTTGTCTCCGGCGGTCTGTGAATCATCGCCCAATTCCTTCACTTCTTTAGACGCGGTATCTGCTCCGCGCTCAAAGTCGTGCATCTGCTGACGGGTCTGATCCATCTCCGTCTGCAATTGGTCTTGAGCATCCTTATGTCTATATAGTTCGGTGGTGAGATTCGAGAGGACCTTCTCGTTATCTCCCTCCATGTTGCTTACTTCCTGAATACGATTGCGGAGGTTCTCGATAACCTTTCCCTCTTCATCGTATGCGGACTTCAACGCCTTCAGTTTGCCGGTCAGGGCATCATCAGAGCGTCCGTTCCGCTCAACTTCGTTTGTGAAGTATTTGATCTGTGTGTTAGCACTTTTGATAGCGGCGGCGGATTTGTCGAAATCATCCGCGAATGCTCTTCCGCCTTCAAGTTTGATTTGTGCGCGTATTGTCGCTCCTGCCATTAGTGCCTCTCCATTACTTCGTCGAACGTGTATACGTTCTTCTCTTTCGCTCCGTTTGCTATTGCGAGACAGGTGACATAATCCACCATCTCACCCGGAGTGGTGATGAGGATGTCGTTAATAGGCATCCCCATCTTTAAACCCATTCCGATCAGCCATGCCGTGGTGATCTTTACGACATGGCCTCCTCTTTTTTTCCTTCGCTCTTGGCCTCCACTTGCGTGTCGTTGGCCTCTTTGATCGTGGCCGTGATGGCATTGATCAGACGAATCGTGGACGCATCGTCCAACAGTTGGAAGAGAGACTCCGCATCGATCACCTTCGCGGTCACCTCAGTACCCAAGATCGCGTTCCTTGCCTTCTGCCGTTGGTAAGCCGAGGCCATCATCGCGGAACCGATCTTGGCCGCGTTCTCTGCCAATTCAACATCACTGTTGGTAGCAAAGGCCGCCGCGATCTTGTCCTGTGTGCCGAAGATCTTCAGCAACTCTCTTTTCGTTCCTATGGTGTATTCCAGGTCGAACTGGACACCTTCCAATTCAAATACCATCATGACCCTCCGATAAAGTTATTGAATGTTCAGGAATGTTTTCAGAGCCGCCTCAGCTGCCGCCTCTGTGGTGTAGTCTGTGTCGCCTACATACTTCCAGTTGTGGTTCGCCGTGTCGTCTCTGAGGAAGGAAGCCTCAAGCTCCTGTGTCTGCCAGGAGATCTGCTCTTCCTGTGTCTCTGCCTCTTCGCTCCAGAAGGAGAAGCGGCACTTCGGGAATACGACCGCCTGATAGAAGGTCGTTCCCTGATACATACATCTGCGGATGAAGCCTACCGCCACATAAGGAAGGGTCGCTTCGTCTCCGTATGCGGTCCATCCGTCCGCAGCGGTGGGAAGTCCGAGAACGAGCTTCCTCGCTGCTGAGTCAAGGCCGTCCACCGTCAGCGTGATGGTGCCTCCGGTGATGTTGCCCTTCTCTGTCTCCGCAACGATATTATCCGCATAGAAGTTGTTGTCCTCTACCTCGTCAATGTCTGTGCTGACAGAAACGCCTCTTGCGAGGAGTATTCCGCCGCTGAAAACATTGGTGCCTGAGGGATTGGAGTAAAGTGCTACGTAAGGCTTGCTGAAGCCGGTTGTAACATAAGATGCCATTGTTTAACTCCTATCGTTGTTCTTCTATTGCCCGCTCAAGGTTCTGCTGGAAATCATCCATCATCTTCTTCAGAGCGGTTGTTCTTGAAATCTTGACTGCGTTTGTAAAGAAATGCGTTTTGCTTCTTCCAGGCTGATCGCTTCTTCCTGAATCCAGGACGGCCGCAATGATCGGCAAGGGTCTGCCGTCGTTCCGGTTGTAGCCTTCGAAACCCACAGAGGTCATCACGTTGCCATTAACCGTGCTGATCTTGTTGATCTCGAGACCACTCTCCAGTTCGCCTGTCGAGTGCTTTATGGCGCGAGCCATCTGTGACCGGACATTGTCCGCCACATCGCCCGCACCGGCATAGACCGCTCTTTTCATCAACGGAGTAACTCTCTTACCCGTCTCCGAAATAGCGCGTTCCAATTCCTCGAAGCCTTTGACATAAACCTTGCGAGCCATCACGCCACCTCTACGATCCATTCATAGTGGAGGAAGTGCGTGTCGTTTTCGTATTGAATCGTGTTCAGATACCAGGCGAAGCAATTCGCGTCCTGAAGCTCTTTGAACAGGCTTTCTATCAAATCCTTAGCGGTACCGTCGTCACTCCTTGTGAACCAGTCCACGGATCCCGTGGTAACTGACTCCGCGTATCTGTTGGAAGCCTGGAACTGATCGGAACCGTCTTCCGCATATACGCCATAATCTCCTGCCGGAGCAGAAGACCATGCAAAGTGAGCAAACCGCAAAGGCGTAGTGCCTATCCTCAGCGCATTCAGCCTTGTGCCTAACTCCGTAAAAGTCATGCGTTCACCTCATGCTTCTTAACTGTTATCTCTATGGTCTGTCCGTCCACCGGTGTGTAAGTCCTGACTACATCGTACTGGAGGCCGTTGTACTCTATGAGCTTTTCATCGTGGTAATCCGCGTAGTCTGTTAAGACGAACGTGTACTGTGGTTGAATACCATCATTCAAAGCAGAATAGAACTCGCTCTGTCGAACAGAACGGATCTCGGCGAATACTTGTGTCGTAGTTGGGGTGAAGGAGTCGAACACGCCGTGAGCGGATTCACTTATCAATGTGATCACATCCGCACGAATCATGCTTGTTCCTCCGTTATGAAGCCATAACCGGTTGCAGTCATGAGTTGCGCTTTCTGCTCATCATAGGACCTTTTCAGATTGTCATAGTCCTCCGGAGTCCCAAAGTGCAATCTCACGTAAGTGATGACTGCCTGGACGTAAAGAGGGTCTGTCTGATTAACATCAGTCAGCACAATGCCTAAGTCTGCGACGGCCGCATTGATGAGCCTCTGTATCTCGGCATCATACGCAGTCGTTGTGATGCGCATTGCCAGTTTTGTTGTTGTCAGCATTTAATGATCTCCTATGATGAAATTGGGAGCGGTTGTTACGCCGCTCCCTTGTTGTTCACCTTACGCAGAAATCTTTGCGAAGTATTTGTCGCCAACTACTTCGATCGCTGCGCCCTGACGGCCGAGGATCCTGACGAGGTCTTTGGTCATGAGGGTCTTGTCATCGAACTTGATCTGAATGTCAGAAGTCTCGTTCATCATGACTCCGTTGAGGTCTCCAATGATAGGAGCGGTTGCGTTGTCGTTGAACAGAACGGTTGCGCCGTCGAACGGGTCAACACCATAGTTGTTCTTCATAGCAGCCGATTTATACTGTGCATACTGGGAAGGTGTGCAGATGACAACGAGGTCACGTGCAGCAGAGCAAAGCAGTGCACGTGCATTCACGAACTCATCAACGCCAAAAGCAGCAGCTGCACCGGTCTTTGCAACAGAAGGATGAGTACCGTCTACTACCTGAGGAGCTGCAAGGATCTTGGCAACGACCTCGTTCTCTTTTGCCTTGACGATACCACGAGCTACTTCTCCATAGATGTATCTCAGATAAGCTTCGCCGTTCTGGAGGTCAAGTGCCTCGTCGCTAATTGACACCCACTTCTTGAAAGTGGACGGTACCATTGTGACGATGCCGAGAGTCAGTGCCTCTTCGGCCACCTCTGTTGCGCTGCCTTCGGTGTGTTTTGCGGCAGCAGGTGTGGAGATCTCGAATCCAACTTTGATGTTGCCCTCCGCGTTCATGTGACGGACGCGGGACAGGATGGGAGAATCATTCAGTTCTTTCTCGATGATGCCATAAACGAATTCCGGTACCGGAA